AAACTTAAACTAAAAGTAGACGCAGATGGTAACAAAACATCACAAGTACATGGTATTAGAGCAGCGTGTAAGGTAATGAAAACACGTTATAATAAACCATTTGAAAGTGTACAAGTTGAGATTCCATATGAAACAGGAATGGATCCATATTCAGGTATGTTTGATTTACTTGACTCAAAAGGCTTGTTAGAAAAGCAAGGCAATCGTTACAAATTTATTATGAGCAACGGTGAAGAGATCCTTGAGTTCCGTAAGCGTTGGACAGGTGAACTACTCGACAAAGTTATGGCAGATTTGCCAGCTAAAGAAGCACAAGTTGCAGCCGAAGCAGAAGAAGCTGATCGGTTAGCAAGAGAAGCAGAACTAGCTGAATTAGATGCCGAATTGGTAAATACCGATGATAACTTAATCGAGGAAACCACTGAAAATGGATGAAGATCAAATTGCTGACATATGGAACTTATTTAAAAACTACTTAGATAAGAAACAACCAGAACTTGTAGCTGAAAAATTTGTTGACTTGTTAGTTGATTATGGTGTTGACGACTTAACACTAAAATCTTCACTTGGAAATGATAAACTGTTAGATGCCGCAATTCAATATTACCTAGAAGATGATGACGAAGAAGACTACGAACAAGAGTGGGATGAGTAATGGGATGGTATTCAGATGTATCACGTGATATTTCTAAAATTCCGAGTGCTATACAATATTTTGAAACTGAACTTGTAGAAGCAAAAAAAGAAGTTAGACTCAAAGGCAATGTTGAAAAAGCAGCAGCCGAGATGCCAGGAATTGTTGAACAGCGTTTTAATCAACTTCAAGAAATTGAAGCAATTTTAAACTATTTAAATATTGAACTACGTAGATTACGTAGTTCATTTTTTAAGAAATATCTCGAAAACTATCAACGAGCTCTGTCAAGCCGCGACGTTGAAAAATACGTAGACGGTGAGGCAGACGTTGTTGATTACGAAAAGATTATCAACGAGTTTGCGCTAATGCGTAACAAGTGGTTAGGTGTACTAAAAGCACTTGATCAAAAGCAATGGCAAATTACTAATGTTGTAAAACTTAGAGTTGCTGGCATGGAGGATGCAACACTGTAATGGCACATAGCGCAGAATATTTAAAACAATTAAAAACTTTACACAGTAAGTCAGCGTTTGGAAGCGGCGCTGACATTCCTGCGGTAGTTAAAGAAATTCTTGATAGTGGAGAAGTAAATAGCTTTTTAGATTTTGGAAGTGGTAAAGGATATCTTTCACAAGCAATATCTGAAGCATATCCAGATATTAAATTGTATACATACGATCCAGTAACAAGTCCAATTGACTTGCCTGAACAAGTCGACATGACTTATAGCAGCGATGTGCTTGAACACGTTGAAGTAGACATGCTGGAAAAAACACTAGATGATCTATTTGCTAGAACTACAAAATATCATTATCATTTAATTGCTTGTCATCCAGCTAAGAAAAAATTAAGTGACGGTAGGAACGCACATTTAATTATTGAAAACCCTAAATGGTGGAAACGTCAGTTACAAAAGTATAACTGGCAAATTCAGCATGAAAAAATTACAGAACGTTATGTAGAAAAATTTGACATAAATGTAATAAAATATATTACGGTATTAAAGCAATGAAACTAGTACATAATTATTGGATGCCAACATCAGACGATCATTTCGAACGTCTAATTAATAAAAGAATAAAAAAAGGCGGCCCACCTGAATATCAAGATGATGTTAGAAATGAAGCATACAAATATGTAACTGATTTTAATATAGCAGTTGATGTAGGTGCAAATGTAGGCTTATGGGCAAAGCCCCTTTCTAAAAAGTTTAATCGTGTATTTGCATACGAACCACTTGAGCAAGTATATACTTGTTTAGAAAGAAATGTTAATCAATCAAAAGTTTATATTAATAAATTTGCACTTGGTAGTACAAACAATAAAGTAAACATGGTTTACGATCATATAAACACTGGCGGCAGTTATGTAAGCGAAGTTGGTACAGGATCAATTGATATAAAAAGAATGGACGATTTAGATCTTCCAAAATTTGGATTGTTAAAAATTGATTGCGAACGCCATGAACTTGAAGTTCTTAAAGGTGCAATGGATACAATACTAAAATATAAACCAATTATTGTTTGTGAACAACAAGCTGATACAGACGAATGTGCTGGACTATTCTTAAAGTCTTTTGGTGCAAGAGAAATTACTAATGTCAGAAAAGACTATATCTTTGGTTGGTAACACGTAAATACCTACATGAACACAGTATTAGTAACTGGTGGATTTGATCCACTACATTCCGGACATATTGAATATTTTAAGGAAGCAAAGAAACTTGGTGATAAACTTATAGTAGGTCTTAACACCGATACGTGGCTTGAGAATAAAAAAGGTCAAGCCTTTATGCCATTTGAAGAACGTGCAAACATTGTTAAACATCTTGAAATGGTTGACGATGTTATACTAGTTGAAGACGACGAAACTGGCGGCACAACAAAAGCAATTGGATATCTTTTACAAACAACAACTGGTAAACTTATTGTTGCAAACGGTGGAGATAGAGTTGAAGGCAAAATCCCAGAACAAGTAATGTATGGCGATAATAAAGATGTAGAATTTGTTTTTGGTATCGGCGGTGAAGACAAAAAGAATTCAAGTAGTTGGATACTTAGTAACTGGGAAAAACCAGTTACTAAACGTGCATGGGGTTCTTATAAAATATTAGATCGTAACGGCGAATGGCAAGTAAAAGAATTATCATTTGAACAAGGCAGAGCTCTTAGTGATCAACGACATTTTAGTCGAAGCGAACACTGGCACGTTGTTGATGGTGTAATTGTTATGATGCTAGAAGATCGCGAAGGACGAAAGACAACTCGTACACTAATACCTGGCGATAGCATAGATATACCAACTGCATATTGGCACAAAGCTATTAATATTGGAAACAACACAGCTAAGGTAATTGAAGTTTGGCTTGGAAAAGAATTAACGGAGAGCGACATTGAAAGAAGAGATTGAAGATAAATTAAGAGTTTTTGTAGGATGGGACAGTCGTGAAGACATTGCATTTCAAGTATGCAAACAAACTATCTTAGATAAAGCATCAGTGCCAGTTCATGTTGAGCCGCTAAAACAACGAGACCTAAGAAGAGCACAGATCTATACAAGAGAAACAGATGCACTAGCATCAACTGAATTTACTTTTACAAGATTTTTAATTCCGCACTTGATGAATTACAAAGGATGGGCATTATTTGTAGATTGTGATTTTGTATTTCTAGAAGACATTGCTAAGTTGTTTGATCAGTGTGACGACAAGTATGCAGTAATGTGCGCTCACCACGACTATACACCTAAAGAAGGACTAAAAATGGATGGTAAGCAACAGCATAATTATCCAAGAAAAAACTGGTCTAGTTGTATGCTAATCAATTGCGGACATCCAAGTAATGCAAGATTAACTGCCGAGTTAGTAAATAAAGAATCAACTACAGGTGCTTTTTTACATCGCTTTAGTTGGTTAAGCGATGACGAAGTAGGTGAAATTAGTCACAAATGGAATTGGTTAGTTGGATGGTATAAGGAACCAGAAGACGGTAAACCAAAAGCATTACACTATACAGAAGGCGGCCCTTGGTTCCCCCAATACCAAGATTGCGAATATGCACTTGATTGGTATAGAGGAAAAATTAGATATTTAGAAACTCAAGTAGAGAATTCAAAAAAAAAATTAGAACGCAGTAAAGATAAAATAAAACTTACAATGGATTTAGATTTGCCTGCCAAAACTAAAACCTATTTTCATAATTTATTAAACAGCTGGATTGACCCTGACGAGCATGTTTATAAAAGCAAAGAAAGTATAGAAAAGTTTGAGGAGAGAAACGTGGGTATTAAAGTTGCAGCAATTGCGCCAGCAGAAGAAGACGGATTTAATCTTCGTAAGAAAAACGCACTATATGATCCTTATTTAGAAGATTTTATTATAGGATGTAACGGAACTATTAGTGAGTTTGACAGAGAGAAAAAATCAGACAACACATTAATAATTCGCGGGTTAGGCGGAGGCGGACAAAAAGCACTAAAACATTGTATTGAAAACGATCGTAATTATTATGCTATTGATACTGGCTACTTGCAACCTGGAACAAAAAAAGAATATCACAGAATTACATACAACAATCTACAACAGCAAGGTCCAATTATTGAACGTCCATATGACAGACTTGAAAGACTAAAATATAAAGTACCAAAATACAGAGAAGGAGAGCATATACTACTGTGTCCTCCAAGTTTAAAAGTTATGAAATTTTATGGAGAAGACCTTGATAAATGGATTGCTCGTACAACAACTGAAATTAGAAAATACACCGATAGACGAATTGTAGTTAGACAAAAACCAATACGTAGAGACAGAGTTACTAATGATACAATTTGGAAAGCTCTTGATAATGCATATTGTCTAGTTACATATAATAGTATTGCAGCAACTGAAGCTCTGCTACATCGTCGTCCAGCAATAGCACTTGCACCTAATGCAGCAACAGCATTATGCAATACAAAAATATCTGATATTGACGGAAACTTAAATCGTTACGGTGCAGACGAAACATACGCATTTGCAGCACACCTTTCTTATTGTCAATTTACTGCCCAAGAAATGCGTAATGGAAAAGCGTGGCAAATTTTAAATGAAAGTCGTTAGTTACTATAATGTTGTTCCAACAGTAAACAATAACAAAGAAAAGTATCTGCTATTACAGAATTTTGTAAATGGAGTAAATGCCGCAGGCGATACTGGTATATTACACAAAGGATATAACCTACTAGATTGCGATGTAGGTCTTATACAAGGCTGGCAACACGAAGTTGGAAAAAGTGCTCCTCATTTAAAACTTAGACAAAGTGTAATCGACAGAACACAGAACAAACATGTTGTTACTGCTGATAGTAACTTATTCTTGTATCACACAAAAACAAACCAGCCGCACTGTTATCTACGATATAGTTTTAATGGAATCTTTCCAAACACTGGAAACTACTGTGATAGTATTATCGATCCAAACAGATGGAATCAAATACAACAAGATACAGGTGTACGTATCGAAAATGCTCATAGAGGCAATCATATTGTATTATGTTGTCAACGTAACAAAGGCTGGAGTATGGGAGGATACGATGTTGTAAATTGGATACACAACACTGTAAAAGAAATACGTAAATTCAGCCCGCGGCATATTGTAGTTAGGGCACATCCAGGTGATAAAAAAGCAAGAGTATATCTCGATCCAAGACGTACTTCAGTTCGAAACATACCAAATTTAACAATTAGTCAATTAGGTACTCCGCTAGAAAAAGATTTGCAAAATGCATGGTGTGTTGTTAATCATAACAGCAGCAGTATTGTAGGTCCAATTATAAAAGGCTATCCTGCATTTATCACAGATCCAAGCAAAAGTCAGTGTGCAGAAGTTGCACATCACGGATTTAAAAGATTAGAAAAACCAAAAGAGTTTGATAGAGAAGCATGGCTACAACGTATCAGTATGTTTCATTGGAAATTGAGCGAATTAAATGACGGCACATGTTGGCGTCACATGCGTCAGTTTGTCCAATAGCTTTCGTTACGTGGTTTGATTAAATCCTTGGGCTTATTACTTTTACCTATTGACTTTCGATCGCCTTTTAAATGATCAATGTAAGCACCTAGTCCACTATTAATAATTGGGTGTCCTTCGCCATTAACCAAGTTTCCACTAATGTTATTAATAGGTTCATTAGGATATTTTCGCTTAATCTTTTTTAGTACCTCGTCAAATACATAACTATCGTGCCATTCTTCCATACGGAATATACCGTATTCTGCATGTTCGTAAACATGCTCAAATTCTTTTAAAAATTCTAAGCCAACAGGATTTTTTAAATTAATGCCATAGAATCCGCATTCAGGCCACTTACGTCCTCTCCCCATATATGCAAGCCATGAACGATCAGGTAAAAAACTTTTAAATGCTGCATAGTCAAATTTGCTGTGTACAAAAGTGTCAGCATCCATCCATACAATCCAGTCTGTTTTACAATGTTGTGCTGCATCAAATACAGCATATACCTTGTTAGCAAATCTTACAGCGTCCCACTTAAATTCTTTGTGCCAGTCTTTTGGACGTCTTGCTTTTATTTCTGGCGGACATTTGCCATTTGCTTTCGGAACATTTCCCCAAGTTGATTTAAATGCATTTAATTTTGGAAGTTTTTGTTTTGCATCTAAAATCTGTATACGTGGATCTTTGGTTACTGGATTGCAGTCCTCTGCATACAAACGCAATTGTATATCTTTGTCAATGTTTTCACTAAAACTGTTTACAAAACGTTGCCCATATAAACTTAAAACTGGTGCGTGAAATGTAGATACTACTGTAATTGTCATTGACTTTTCCTTATAAATATGTTACTATTTAACTATGAAATTTAAATTATGGAAAGAATACGGTGCCCTTAATTCCAAAGATGTTTTTTCTGCTTTTGAGCGCAGTTGTCTTTCTAATGGCCATAGTATTAGCAACAATAATAATATTGATGATGCCGATTGCCATGTTATTTGGAGTGTGCTTTTTCACGGTAGAATGGCTCGTAACAAAGATATTTGGACCCGTTGTCAAGAACTTCGTAAACCAGTTATCGTACTCGAAGTTGGCGGTATTAAAAGAGGCACAACGTGGAAGGCGGGGCTAAATGGAATTAATCGTGACGCTTGTTTTGGTGATAACAACAACGACGATAGCCGCAAGCGTTTACTGGGACTCGAAGTAAAGCCCTGGCGTACTAAAGGCAAATACATTTTGTTATGTGGACAGCACGATAAAAGTTTACAATGGCAAGGCATGCCACGTATGAGCAATTGGTTCTTAAATACATACGACGAAATACGAAAACACACAGACCGTCCTATAATATTTAGACCACATCCACGTTGTAGATTAGAACACATAGAACGTGGACTTAGACACGTAACAAGACAGGAGCCCCAACATGTTAACGGCACTTATGATTCTTTTGATATGGGGTTTGATAATATACATTGCACTATCAGTTACAGTAGCAATCCTGGGATACATTCTATCATCGAAGGCGTTCCTGCTTTTGTTAGTTCTCATAGTCTTGCTTATGACGTGGCCAACGATATAGACTTCTTACACGATATTGAAAATCCTGTGATGCCAGATAGAACACAATGGCTTAATGATTATGCACACACCGAATATACAATAGAAGAAATTTCTCAAGGCATTCCGCTAAAAAGATTGACAAATTATCTATAGTCTGTTATTATAATATTATGAGTAATTATTTACATACCATTGAAGATTGTCTTGAAGTTATTGCAGGTCTGTCTTGTAATACTAGTATTGAAATTGAAACAAGCGATAAAACTATTATGTATAGTATTGCTCGTCAAGTTTACAAAGGTAGTGCATTAACTGATAAACAGTTTGCACTTATGAAAACAAAACTTGCTGCATATAAAAATCAATTTCTAGAAAATGAGTTTGATAACTTTGACATAGCATTAGAATCATTACGATTGCCATTAAGAAAAATTGATCGTAGAAAGTATATTAAGATAGTTAAAATTAAAGACGTTGAATGGATTAAAATTAGATTTCCATTTAGTAAAAAAGATATTATGAAAATTAATTCTATTCCTAAATTTAGTTATCAACACGATAAAGGTTCTCACGAACACTATTTTATGTTAACTGAAAAATCAATTGATAATATTTGCTCTCAATTTATTAATACTCAATTTGAAATAGATAAAAAATTAATAGATTGGTATGAAGAAATAAAAGTTATTAAAGCCAATCCTTCAAAGTATATACCAGGGTTGTGGAATGATACATTATCAAATTTTCCTGAAAAGGCTAATATGTATATCAAAAATCTTAGTCGTTTGCAATTATTAGATCGCAAGCGTCAACTAGGAATCGAATATATTACTTGTGACAAAGATAACACAATAGAAAATTTAATTGCACAACGTTCGCATCCAGAAATATGTCTTGCTCCAGACCAATTTTATTTAGACGAAATAATTAAAGGATTAAAAAAGCTAGATCGATTTCCTTTGTTAGTAATAATTTCTCCTGACAATGCGTTACCCGAACTTCGAAGTTTTGTTGAATCTTTTGAGCAACAAAATTTTAATACCCAAAAACAAACAGTATTGTTTAGGAATCAATCAACTAACGAATATAATGTAAACAATTACATTAAAGATAAAAAATTAAATAATTGGCTTGACAATAGCACAGAAGTTGTATATATTAGTAAAGATAAACTACCTAAACTATTGTTTAAAAATAACTGGCATCCTCAAGCAACAATATCAATAAGCAGTGTAAGAAACAATTATAAAGTTCAAAATTATATTGATTCAATATGCGATCTTATTATATATAATGACGATAGCCCAAGTATCTTTAAAAACAAATGGAGACTAAATGGCTACGTGTAAACTAATAATTGAAGATGAAGTAAACATCAAACTAGAAGGATTAGACGTAGATGTACGGAGAAAGCTGGCGAATGCTCTTAAGTTCGAAGTGCCTTACGCAAGATATATGCCACAATATAAACTTGGCCGTTGGGACGGCAAAGTTGCTTTTTTTGGTATCGGCGGTACTGG